ATGCTCATTCCAGAACTTTGAGCATTCATCTGTGAGCATTTCAAACAGCTCAGGATCGAATGCGACCTGATAGCTGCGGAATTTCTGACCACCGATCAGCACACCCAGACCACACATTGATGCACCAGTAATGCCCATGTACCACTGAACTTGAGTCAGGTAATAATCTGGCACCTGTTCAGATTGCTCATCTCCCCATAACTTCGCTAGGTACTGGTTAGCAGTCTTGCATTCTAGAATACGGTCAGTGGTCAGCTTTCCATCTTTGATACGGACATTACCTGCAATTTCTGGATTGATAATGGCACGGTCAATATTGGCACGCATCCAGTCATGCTCAGGGTGAGCAATCGTTGTATTAACACGCTGTACCTTTACGCCGTTTCGTTTGGCGTACTCCTTTGCCACAATGTCTTCAAGCATGTTGCCCCAGTAGGCCGGTTCGCTGGTGCTGTCTTTTAGTTCAGAGCGACCGGTCTTATCCAGCCACAATTGATAGGGAGAGCTGTATTTGCTCAAGCCTAAGATTGCCGCTACATCAGAACCACCAATACCAAGACGGCGTGATTGCAACCATTCTTGACGAGCATCTTCGATGCTTTGTAAATTTACTTGAGTATTCATTTTTTATTATCCTTCTCAGAATGGGAGTTCGCCGTCGATTAAAATGCGAAGTAAATGCTTAACAGTTAAAGGTGATTTGCTCACATCAATACCGCGTTCTTCTTGGATTCTTTTAATCAGATCCAATTTGATGCTATGCACGCTTTCACTTGAACCTTTTTCGCGTTCAGCAACCATTGCATCAGCTTGCTTGTAAGCTAGTTCAGCCACTTTTTCTTCAGTGCGACCCATCATTATTAGGGCTGGCATTGCAGCCATGGCGAATTGATCATGAAGGTTTGTCATTTCACACCCCCAGCAATCGCAGCATTAATCTTCTCAATCTCATAACGATCAACATAGGCATTAATCGTTTTGTCAAAATGCACCACGTTCAGAATGTCCAGAAACTCGACTGAGGCATCATCCAAGGCATATTCAACATAGATGCTGTAATCGTCAGCTTTGACGGTAGCAAAACAGGTTTCATGGCAAGTACGTTTAAGCACTTCATATTTTTGAGCGGTGATAACCACTTGAGGATTATCATCAGCGACTTTAGCAGGTTGGAAAGCGTAAGCTACTGCTATCCCCGCGCTGATTGATGCTGCAATGAATGCAGACTTGAGAATATTGAATTTAGTTGTCATGGCTACCCCCGAATACTTGGCAAAGGGCAGCAACAACTTGCTTGATTTCTTCTTCGGTGCGCCATGCACCCAAAGCAACTAGATGTTGATCACAATGTTCACTGTTAAATCTGCTTCTTGCGTAACCATTTCGACAGCTTTGAATGTAGAAATATTCCTCACCCGCCTTCGGCTCAAATGGCGCAGGAACTTCAATCCCATTGATTGTGATGGTTCGCGGTTTTAGGCGGAACTTAAATGAAGGGTGTAAGAACTCTCGGATTTGCCAATCATCTGTAATATCCTGAAAATCGTCACCAGTTGCCCATTGAATCTCCCCACCATTCGCCAAAGCAATCAACGCTTCTTTCCCGCCAATCAACTTGCCTTCATCAACTTTTGTATTCATAATAATTTCACTCACTGTACGGTGGGTCATGCCTCAAGTAGTTCGCGCTACGTTGGGGCTTTTCTTTGTTTGTGAGATTTATAGTAAGTTAACTTACCTATATGGTCAAGCGTAATAGTAATAAAAATTACCATTTTCTGTAAAACTTACTTTTTTATTTTTCCGCAGGCAAAAGAAAACCCGCTCGAAAGCGGGTCATTTCTAGGGCTTGCTAGGGGTGAATAGGCTTAATATTTAAAATCTTTATGGTGCTGAACAACAACGCCAATTATTGAAATTTCGATTTGAGCTGAGTTGTAAGTAGGGAAATCGGGGTTTAATGGCACCAATTCGATAATATCCACACCATGCTCATTCACACCGACTACGCGATATTTTTTAAATGTGGTCATGGCTATACCATGCTGTATTTCTTGTGCAACAACCAGCGATCCAGGCTTTGGCTCCAAAGCGGCATCCACCACAATTTCATCACCTGGCATAAAATCTGGAGCCATGCTCAAACCATCAACCTCTAAAGAGAAAACTGCATTAGGATCTCTACCCTCATAGGTTGTAAAGGTTTCGTCCTTTGGATGCATGCCATCATACACAACCTCTCTCCACATACCCGCCTGAACAAAATCTAACACCGGAATCTTCCTTAATTTTCTTTTTGTTGGTCTTACATTTGAGAATATTTCTCTCTCATCTTCCTGTCGAGCAGGAGCATCACCTTCTTTGCCAGAAGTAAGCCAGTCTGTAGTTGTGCCTAGAACTTTCGCAAGCGCTGTCAAACTATCATGCTTGGGAGTGTTTTCATCTTTCTCCCAATAAATAACCGAAGTTTTAGATACGCCAATTGCGTCAGCTAATTTTTGCTGAGTTATTTTTTTTGAATTTCGCAATCTTTTAAGTCGTACACCCAGAGTTTCCATGGTAGTCCCACAAAATATAACGTAAGTAATCTTACCAATTGACTAGGTAAGTTTTATGTAGTTTAATGAAGTAAGTTAAATTACTTTAAGGTAAGTTAGATGACTAAATCTGAAGCCTTAACTCTACTGGACTGCACTGTAACGCAGTTAGCAGCAAAGTTAGGAATTACCCATAACGCCATCAGTCAGTGGCCTGAAGAAAGAATCCCTTTAGTTCGTGAATATCAGATTCGCGACCTATCGAAAGGAAAGAAACCCATCAAACGCAAATCGGAAGCTGCTTAACCATTAAGAGAATTATGGTCTGGTGGGTGAGTTAAATAAACGTGAAAGTAAACAAGGTGTTCACATGGATATATCGAAAGAGACCAAAACCGCATTGCACAAGATGGTGCACCAGTCGAACGGCATTACTCCAAAAGAGATAGCTGATCTTGTTGGCGTGTCTCATAACACGATTTTGAACTATGCCAATCCAAACATGGAAAACCATCTGCCGAGCCTAAAGGCATTTGAGGCAATGCTGACTTATACGCAAAACCCAGCTCCATTAAAAGTATGGGCACACAAATTAGGTTTTGTATTGGTTCCAGTAGATCAAGCAGAAGGCAAGGATCATGAATTAGGTGTTCTTGAATCGCTGCTTGGTATGAATGTTGGTAATGGTGCAGCAAACAAGCAGGTTTTATCTGCCCTGGAAGATGGTGTGGTGACACCTGCGGAAATGGATGAGACAGATCGCATCCTCGAAGAAATCGAACAGAAAATTCAATCTTTGCGTAAGGCTATGAAAGGCGAGTGTGCAAAGTATTTATCAGCTCTACAACGAGAAAAAGCCTGATTTCGTGGATCAGGCTTTTAATATTCAAAAGGTTGGAACCCATTATGAACAATCAAATTTTAACCGAAATTGAAGTAAATAGAAAGATTTACTTGTTCCAAAAAGCAGTCGAACGATACATGGCTGAAAAAACCATCGCTAATTCTCAAGCAGTAGTTAAAGCGAAAGCTGAATTATGCAAATTTGCAATGCAGGTGGTGTCATGAACATTGGACTGGATTTTGAAAAACTAACAGAAAAGGCAGTCATTGTGACGGAACAGTACTCTAGAACGCCTAATTTTGTCATTGATGACATGTATATGGCGCAGCTTAGTGATAAGGCGTTCAAGTGCTATATGCTTATTCTTCGTCAAACTGTGGGCTTTAATCGCAGCAAGACATCGATTGCCACAGATACCTTTAAAAAGTATTGCGGTATCAAGAGAGATGAGACTGTTTACGCTCGCATTCGTGAACTTGAGCAGCTGAAATTAATCTCTGTTACTCGTAGCACAGGCACAACAAATCAGATCACTATTCTTCCAAACCCATCCCAAACAACCGTAGTACTAACAAACGATACTGGTACGGTTGAACCGCATGGGGGTAGTACGGTTGAACCGCATGGGGGTAGTACGGTTGAACCATACCCTATAAAAGAAAATATTAAAGAAAATATTAAAGAGAGCGCAAACGCAAAAAATTCACCGGATGAAATTCTGAATCTCTGGACACCAGATTTACATTCTCTGAATTCTTGGTTACAGCGTTCTGGATTACCAAAAATCACTCAAGACCAAGCTGAAGAAATTTTGCTTGAAATTAATCCTCACTACGAAAACAAAATTATCACTGGTGCAGTAGGTGATGCCCAGATGTATTCGAATTTTGTGAAGTGGATTAAACGTGATTCAGGTCTTACTGAAAAACTCATGCAGCAAGCCAACCCACAGAATCAACCTGTCGACACCCAAAGCCTTCAGGCTGACATGGGGGATTGGTAATGATCGATATTCATAACAACTCCATCGAGCAATGTGTACTTGCTGCACTGATGACCGTTCAGAACTCACTTGAAACCGTGATGAACGATCTGGATGAAAATTGCTTCTTTGCAAACCGTCATCAAGAGATCTACAAGGCCATTACTGACCTTGCCAATGAGAACAAACCATACGATGTGGTTTTCGTTGAACAGAAACTGAATGAAAAAAATTCACTGGTTGGTGTAACGCCTGCTGAATACCTGATGACACTGATGGCAGATGCACCGTCGAGTTTCTATAACCTGGAATCTTATGTTGCTGAACTCAACAAGCTGAAAGCGCATCGTGAAGTTGAAAAGATGGGCCGAAGCATTCAGGAAGTGGCGAGAGATTTAACCGTACCTGATGTGCATAACGCTGCTGAAAATATCCTGAACAAAGCAACCACCAATGAAAAATTGGAGAAGTCCAGTTTTACGTTTGAGGAAGCGTTAAAACGCGCTGGTGATCAGTTAATCCAGAAAGCAGAAGCGAAAGCCAACAAGCAGTACACAGGGGTTAAGTTCAACCTGCCTCATCTGGACAACGTAGTGGGCACCATTCAAAGCGGACACTTTTGTGTGATCGGTGGTAGACCTGGCTCCGGAAAGTCTACTCTGGCGCAAATGGTGGCGATTCAGACCGCTATGCAGTTCAAGGAAGCGGTATTGGTTGTATCTGCCGAGATGGATGTGGAGACATTCACCAATCGCTGTATCTCAGCACTCACCCAGATCCCATACGACAACATCCACAATGCCGATCTGTACGACGGGATGATTCAGGAATTTGCAGGCGCTCAGGATCGTTTTAGCAAGCTGCCAATTCACATCGAAGATAAGCAGAAGCCGACCATTGCAGAGATTCATTCTTATGCACGTAAGGCCAAGCGCAATTACAAGAAATTAGGCTGCATCATTATCGACTACCTGCAACTGGTACGTGATCCAACGAAGAAAGACCGCTATCAGGAAGTTAGCTCAATCAGTCGTGATCTAAAGGCCATGGCGAAGGAATTTGATTGCCCTGTAATCGCACTGGCACAGCTCAACCGTGAATCTGAAAAAGGTAAACGTCCGAAAGCATCTGACCTGAAAGAGTCTGGCCAGATTGAGCAGGACGCGGATCAGATTTTATTGGCTCATCCAATCGTAAACAGTGATGACGAGATGCCAAGCGGTATTACGGAAATCATTATCGCTAAAAACCGTCATGGCAAGAAAGGCGTAGTTCGGGTGATGGATCGTTTGGATATTTGTCGCTTTGCATCGGTACGAGTAGAGGAAAGCGCAGGGGGTGGGGTGTGAAGATTCTAATTGCATGCGAGAAATCCGGTGCTGTCCGTGATGCATTTATCAAGCTTGGTCATGATGCAATTTCATGTGACATGCAGCCAAGTGATTCTGATTTCGGGCCACATTACCAGGGCGATGTACGCGACCTCCTGGATTATCCATTTGACATGATGATCGCCCATCCACCATGCACGCATTTAGCAGTAAGTGGAAGCCGTCATTTTGAAAAGAAAATCAAGGATGGTCGTCAGCATGCAGCAGTGAGCTTTTTTATGATGCTGGTCAAGTGTGATATTCCACGCATCGCCATTGAAAACCCTGTCTGCATCATGTCGAGCGCATATCGCAAACCAGACCAGATTATTCATCCATGGCAGTTTGGTGAGGAAGCTCAGAAAACAACATGCTTATGGTTAAAGGGCCTGCCACCACTCAAGCATACGAATATTGTTAATAAGGGGGAATTTGTTGTGTCTCCAAGCGGTAAGCGTATGCCGAAATGGTATTCAAATGCCAAGTTTTCAGACCGTTCAAACATCCGCTCTAAAACATTCCAGGGAATTGCTGATGCTAT